GCAAAACTTATCGAAAATCTTCAAAATCGCCGCAAATTCGTCTAAAAAAGTTATCATAGGCCGATATCGCATCCCCTTGCAAATTCCCTTGCAAAGAAGGTGATTATCTATGTCGTGCTTTCCATCCGCTTCTGGCAGTCTCTACCGGCCTTAATGCTAACGGTAAAAGAGATATTCGGTTTTGTTCCGGTCCTACTGATTGGGAGAGTGTTGCTCCCCAGTACCGCTTGAAAATTCCTTGTGGTCGTTGTATTGGCTGTCGCTTGGAGTATAGCCGGCAATGGGCTAACCGTTGTATGCTTGAGCTTCCTTACCATGATCAAAGTTGGTTCGTGACTTTGACTTATGATGATGACCATGTACCGGTCAGTGCTTTTGCCAAAAATGATGATGGTGAAGCTTCTCCGGCGTTGACTTTGAATCCCCGTGATCTTGAACTATTTTGGAAAAGATTAAGAAAGGCGCATCCTGATGGTAACATTCGGTACTACGCTTGCGGCGAGTATGGCTCTAGTACTTATCGCCCTCATTATCACGCAATTGTTTATGGATTGTCTCTCGATGATCTGCGACCCTACAAACGTTCCCCCCAAGGTTATGATTATTTCCTTAGTGATTCTCTTGCTAAGTGTTGGTCTCTCGGCTTCGTTGTTGTCGGTCGTGTAACTTGGGAAACCTGTGCTTACACTGCCCGTTATATCATGAAGAAGGTCACCGGCCCCGATGCTGTCGTGTATGATACGTTTAACATCCATCCTGAGTTCGTTCGAATGTCTCGGAAGCCCGGCATCGGATATCGGTATTATGTAGACCATCCTGACATCTACAAATATGAGAATATCAATATAGCTACTGAAAAAGGTGCAATGAAGATCAGACCGCCCCGCTACTATGATAAGTTGTTTGATCTTGAGAATCCAGATGAGATGGCAAAGATTAAGGCAAAGCGTCAGCACGCAGCGCTTGTTTCCGCATTTAACAAAGCCCAGCAAACCAACCTTATTGAAGTTGACCGTCTGGAAGTAGAAGAATCTGCTTTGACGGCTCGATTAAAATCTCTTGAAAGGAAGTTATAGCATGAGAAAGAAAACCAAACCCAAGCTTGACAACCGCATCTTCCGCCGTACTGCTGCCCATTCTAAGAAGATCAATGTTGATCCTAAAATTTTTCGTGGAGGTATCAGATTATGAAACTCGGACTTTATTCTATCAAGGACGCCAAGACCGGCTTTATGACCCCTGTCCTTGAGCAGGGTGATCCTGCTGCTCTTCGCAATTTTGCCCATGCCGTGAATCAGCCTGATTCCATCATGCATGATTGTCCCAATGATTTTTCACTTTTTAAGGTTGCGAACTTCGATACCGATAAGGGTATCGACCCTGTGATCAGTCCTATTCTCATTGTTGATGCATCGGAGGTGCTGCGTCGTGAAGGATAAGTTGCAGTCTATTTTTGTGGCCTTTGTTCGTAAAACGTGCAGTAAAGAGCGTGTTCTCGATTTGATCGACGATCTTCTTGATATCGTCTATGATCATTTTGCTGCTCCTGATGGCCGGATTCCTGAACGTCTTATTGATCAGGAAGATTCCTATGCTGATTTGAAGGAGGCTTGCGATAAAGATGAAGTTTAGAACTCAGTATGATTCGCATGATCGCGTCTCTGCCTGTGCTGGATCTCCGGTTCGTACTGTCTACGGTGGCCGCTATGATGCCAACGGTCGCGTTGTTCTTGAGAAGAAAGGCGAGGAAGATTTCTATGGCTATATCCAGTCCTTTAAGGATTCCGTTGATATCAATGTGATCCTGGCTCGTTTTACCAATGGCGATACCGAAGCCCTCTCTCGTGCTCAGGGCTTCTACGCTGATGTGACCGATTTTCCGTCCAATATGGCCGATGCCCTCAATCGCATCAATGAGTGCGAAGAAATGTTCAAGGCGCTTCCGCTGGATGTCCGGCAGAAGTTTGATTGCTCTTTTGAGCAGTTTCTTTCTCAGTCCGGTTCTGCTGAATGGCTTGAGAAGATGGGAATGTCTGGTTCTGTCGATAATTCGCCGCAGGTCGAAGCGCCCGTGGTGCAGGAAATGAAACAGGAGGTGAACTCTGTTGAATCGTAATGTTGAATCGCATTTTGCGCTGAATCCTACCCGCATTGACATGAGCCGTTCGACCTTTGATCGCTCCGCTTCTGTCAAGACCTCTTTTAATGCTGGTGATATCGTCCCTTTCTTTTGCGAGGAAGTTCTTCCCGGCGATACCTTCAATGTTCGAAGTTCGAAGGTAGTTCGTATGCAGACTCTTCTTACTCCGCTGATGGACAATGTCTACCTTGATACTTACTATTTTTTCGTGCCTAATCGTTTCGTATGGTCGCACTGGAAGGAGTTCAACGGTGAAAATACCGAAAGTGCATGGATTCCGCAGACTGAGTATAGTGTGCCGCAGATTACTGCGCCTGTTGGCGGTTGGGATGTTGGTACTCTGGCAGATTATTTTGGCTTGCCTACTAAGGTTGCAGGTATCAGCGTTTCTGCTCTCCCGTTCCGCGCATATGCCCTTGTGATGAATGAGTGGTTCCGCGATCAGAACTTGCAGGACCCGCTTGTTGTTCCTATCGATGATGCGACCGTGCAGGGTGTCAATACCGGTACTTTTGTTACCGATGTTGCGAAAGGCGGCAAGCCCTACATCGCTGCTAAGTATCACGATTATTTCACCAGCTGCCTTCCCTCTCCTCAGAAAGGCCCTGATGTGACTCTTTCGGTTGCTTCTCAAGGTGATTTGCCTGTCCAGACAAAGTCGGATGTTCATACTTTTGGTACTGATTTTCTTAAGTGGTCTCAGTATGCTTCTGATGTTCGACCTCTTTCGATTATGTCTGGTTCTGGCAATGTTGTGATGGGCGATCATGTTGGCTCTGTTGATTCTGCGACTTCTGGTGGTTTTACGAATCTTTGGGCTATCAATTCTGGCAATGCTATCGTAGCAACGATCAATCAGCTCCGCATGGCTTTTCAGATTCAGAAGCTTTATGAGCGCGATGCTCGCGGCGGTACTCGTTATATCGAGGTCCTTAAGTCACATTTTGGTGTGACCTCTCCGGATGCCCGTCTGCAGCGTCCCGAATACCTCGGCGGAAATCGTGTTCCGATCAATGTGAATCAGGTTGTGCAGCAGTCCGGCACCGGCGCCGGTGCAGATACGCCGCAGGGTACTGTTGTTGGTATGTCTCAGACTACGGATACGAACCATGACTTCATCAAGTCTTTTACTGAGCATGGCTATATTATCGGTGTTATGGTTGCCCGTTATGATCACACTTACCAGCAGGGTATCGAACGCCATTGGTCTCGCAAGACCCGCTTTGATTACTATTGGCCGGTGTTCGCTAATATCGGTGAGCAGGCTGTGCTCAATAAGGAAATCTATGCGCAGGGCAACGCCAAGGATGATGAGGTTTTCGGTTATCAGGAAGCTTGGTCTGACTACCGGTATAAGCCCAACCGAGTGACTGGCGAGATGCGCAGTACCTATGAAAAGTCTCTTGATGTCTGGCATTTGGCGGATGACTATACGAGTCTTCCGTCACTGTCTGATAGTTGGATTCGTGAAGATAAGAATACGATCGACCGTGTGCTTGCTGTGTCTTCCAGTCTTGCAAATCAGTTTTTCGCCGATATTTACATTCAGAACCGCGCAACGCGTCCGATGCCGATGTATTCGATTCCCGGCCTTATTGACCATCACTAAATATCATGCTATAGTGGGGGCATCTGCCCCCACTTTTTTTGAAAGGAGAATATTATGGATTATGCTGACGCTTTGAACCAAGGTGCGAATCAGGTTGCTCAGATGCAGGGCGTTGCCCAGGCTAATAATGCTTGGTCTGCCGATCAGGCTCGTATTCAGCGCGAATGGCAGGAACAGCAGAACGCTAAAGCAATGGCTTTTAATCAGAATGAAGCCGCCAAGAATCGAAACTGGCAGGAGTTGCTCTCTAATACCGCCCATCAAAGAGAGGTGAAAGATCTCATGGCAGCCGGTTTGAATCCTGTCCTTTCTGCTATGAATGGCAATGGTGCTTCTGTCGGCTCCGGTGCTACTGCTCAAGGTGTGACCTCTCAGGGTGCTAAAGGTGATACGGATACTTCCGCCAATGGTGCGATCGCCAATCTTCTTGGCTCTATCCTCGCTGCAAATACTCAGATTCAGGCTGCAAACATTAATGCTAGGACGCAGGAAGCTGTTGCAGATAAGTATACGGCTATGGAACATATTGTAGCTAGTATCGGCGCTGATGCTTCCCGTTATGGAGCTGATATGAGCGCTTCTGCTTCCCGTTATCATTCTGATCGTAGTTATGATGCTTCCCGTTATGGAGCTGATAAGAGCGCTTCTGCCTCCCGTTATCATTCTGATCGTAGTTATGATGCTTCTCGTTATAGTGCTGATCGTTCGGCTGCTGCTTCTATGTTTGGTTCGTCTTTGGTATCGTCTGCTTCTCGCTATGCTTCGGATCAAGCTGCCGCTGCTTCTCGTTATGCTTCGGATATGTCCTATAAGCAGCTCAATGATTTTGGTCGCGGTGAGACTTC